GAGCGTACTGAAATCCATGTTTATCACACCAATCAGCATATGTTGTCTTCGCCCCTTTGTAAAGCTTTTTCTTAGCATTCTGAAAGACAAATCGAATGTCTATATCAGGATGCTGCTCTTGTATCAACAGATGCTTGGAACGATCTGACGTTACAAAGTGTCCCTTTGTTTCTATAAACATGTCGTAATCTAACAGGTGGAAGTCTGGAGTATACGTCCTAATCTTAGGCGTGTAGCGTATCTTCCTAGACTCGTAGTCGTACTTTACATTGTTTAACTCAAGAAAGGTAGCAAAGTTATTCTCAAAACCAGATCTATATCGTCTAGTCATTCTCTTCTTTCTTTAGTTTGAATAGAATGTACTTCTCTCCACAAGGCTCTCCATCCATGCCTATGCACTGTAGCGGTATGGAGAGTGCTGTTGGATCTAGGTCGGAGGGACCAACGTAGTGCCAGGATGCTCCGTCCTGCATCTGGTCGTTAGCCTTAATTAGAAACTCTCTATTATCAGCAATGAAAAGCTGAACTATAAGAGATAACGCTGAAAAAAATATCATGTTGGTATCCTTGGTAATTTAGGGGTGAAAGTTGAGTACAATGAATGTAGGCTTGGAAGCATGTAGTCGTGTATCTTAACAGAGTAATCTCTTATGGTTGAGGCAGAAAAGATATCGTGATCTACAGATTCACGACACAGAATGCCAACAGCGTTACGGCGCATAAGATTACGAATGTTATCAATCGAATGCGTAAACTCGTTTCTAAATACTTCAAAATCATCGTCCTTCCAGTAAGAAGCAGCTTCGCTTCCTCCATACTTTTTTAGTACAATGGGATAGGCGTTGTGCATGTTTCTGAACTTGTTGTTAACAAAAGGATCACCTGTCTTCTTACGGTTATCTGCGTATATGAAGATGCAGTTTGAATTGTCCAGAATATCATTATCTGAAACAAAGAATATTGAGATCAAAGGCAATCTTCATCGTCCTTCTCTGGTGTTAGATCTAAAACTTTCTCTACAATTCGACCTGTTTTTCTGTTATAAATAAGACTAGCACACGATCCTGTAAGACCTGAGAACCTGTTCTTCATAACACGTACACGAGTTGTGTCACGTTCCACTATGTCGTCTGCCTGACCATTGCGTTCTAATCCCAGTACAATATCGGACAGTTGAGCTATGCTCTGTGATCCTCTGAGATGCCGTAGAGACGTGTTTAAGCCTTCCTCGTGAGATCCTTCAGAAGGTCTACTAAGGTGAGAAACTAGAAACAGACAGAAGTCAAGCTCCTGCACCAGCATTCTTAGCTTGGTCATGCACTCATCCAGTGTCCTACGCTCATCAGTAGCATGTTGTTGGGAGCTTACAATAATGCTGATATGATCTAATATGATGTACTTGCATTTATTAACTTTTACAAAGTACCTTATACGTGCAAGTATTTCTTCTACTGTATTGGAGCCAAAGTGATTAAAAAAGTGGTAACGACCAGAACCTACAGTTCTTTTAAAGGATTCTTCGTACTCTTTATCATGTTCAGAATACTCAGCACCAGGAAGATGTAAAGGTGTGGACAGATCAAGGCTCATCATGCCTTTTGCTGTCTTTTTGGCGTTCTCTTCCATGAATAACATACCTATGCTATCCTTTGTATTGTCGAAGATATGCTTTGTAATTTCACGCATAAAGCTGGATTTACCCATACCTGTACCACCAGTTACAGTTACTAACTCTCCCATACGAATACCGTAAGTTAGAAGATTAAGACCTTTGTAGGGATAGTCCACTGTAGCTTCGGCATCTGGTTCCTTTAAGACATCCCATAGGTCTACTCCTGCTATTATTCCTTCAGGAGCATAGTCCTCTGCGTCCCACCAAGTGCTATTAAATTCAGCCTGTTTGTGGTTAATAAGATAATCGTTAGCGTCCTTGAGCTTTAAGTGTATAATACGAGCTTTAGTAGACAGTAATTCTGCAACTTTCTTGGCTGCTTTCTTTCCAGCTTTGTCACTGTCGAAACATATAACAATCTTATCATAATTCATAAGGAACTCAAAGGAGTTCTCTATATCGTTTTGAACGCTGGCTGCTCCAGTTGCTATCGAAACAACAGGCCACTTTGAGCCAAGCATCTGGTACGCTGCAAGTGCATCAAGCTCGCCCTCACAGATTGTAATGTACTTACCTTTACCGTTAAAGTTGTTCTCGCCAAAGAGAGTGATATCTTCCCAGTTGCCTTTTGTTCTAAACTGCTTGTTACCACTACCGTCCTTGGTTCTTATTTTGTGGGCTACCAACTCACCGTCCTCGTTGTAGTAAGGGTAATAATGTGCGCCGTTCTTTACGGTAACACCATAAGCTTCACATGTTTCCTTTGTAATACCACGTTCTATTAAAGCTGTACTCTGTCCTCCTGACAGCATGGAAGGGTCCATTTCTGCATGGACTATACGCCGCTCTTCTTCTTCTACAATTTCTTCCACAATGTCCTCCAGAAGTTCTCTTATGTCACTTGCTCGCGTGTACTTTCTGCAGGAGTGACAGAACGTGCTATCATTATAATTAATGTTTAAAGCATCACTACTGCCACAGTCTGGACAGGGTTGATGTATTTCTTTGTAGTTCATTTCATTTCACCATCGTTGAAACAATTCCATTTACAAATATTGACAAAGCTACACTGTTAAGAACAATTAATGCACGATCATTCCACACAATTGAAACGTACAACCATCCAGAAATTCCAATTACATGGAGGTACAGATTGTAAGGAAAGATGTTCTGGCTTGTAAGGATCATACCAAGCATCAGAAGTATTGATGAAATCCACTTGGTGTACCAGGTTGCGTTCCTTTCCCTTCGTCTTACCACTACAGCAGAACTTCTTCAACCAGTGGCTCTCTCTCTATGTGTGTAAAATATTTAGGACTACGAGAATACTCAAACACTCTAAGCCCATCTCCATCATTAGTGTCTTCCCAGCATTTATATTTGTAGTCACAGAAAGTACAGTTTTTGTCAAGAATTTTATTACCGCTCTTGCCCTCTGGTACTTCTGCATAGCATCTTTCTGGGGCGGTACTCTGCTTCATAACCTTTTTTAAATCTGCAATCCTCTTCTTGGCATCTATCATTGTTAACGTGTCAAGCTCTAACAGGCACAGTTCTGCAGTACTTTTGTTGTAAGCGAGGAAGTATCCAGCGTCACCTCCTTCTGCCTGTACATAACCACTTAGCTGTCCTACATAACCAAAGGGGTCATCATTGAATAGAGTGTGTTCTTTAAACTTTTTAAAGCCAAAGTCAGAAGCAGACTTAACGTCCACTACCACACCATCAATCTTGGCATCTATGTGTCCCTTGATGCTGTCTATAACTACTTCCTTCTGACGATCTGTTACCTTGTGACCAGCTTCCTGCACCAGAAATAAGATAAAAGACTCAACAAGATTACCAAAGAAGAACCTAAGTTTAAGCTGTGGAGATATAGTCTTCTTCTTTTTATCATTAAACTCGTACCATAGTTGTCTGGTATGCTTTCCTATGGCAGACATTCGTAAGCGTCCTTTGTTCTCTCTAGTCTCCGGAGATAGAAACTCTTCTATGTCTCCACGCAAAGCTTGAAAGAACTCTTGTATGTTTCTCTCATTAAAGCCTTCTTTACCTTCAGTGAGGAGCTTATGAATATCAGGTATGAGTGTAGTAATCTTTTGTTGCATGTTGAGCCTCTTGTATAAAAGTTTGCACTGGTAGCCCCATCCCTCGCTCCAGCGCAGACAGTCCCTATTGACTGCCCCTAACCTACCATCGAAACGTGAACTCTACCTACTTTACAGTTCGTCGTTATCCTCCCCATCATCGTCTTCTGGGTCAAGCTCATCAAGACCACCATATTCTACCAGGGACGTAACCATAAGACTATTAAGTCCTGCACCTACCCCAGCTTTACCTTTAAAGTTCCATTCATAAGGACGAATAGAAGCTTTAATCTGAGAACCGTTACCAATAAGAACAGCTTCGTCCATAACGTCACCACTCCTATCCACAATCTTGGGAGGGTACTTAGCAGACTTTGCTATAATAAACCGTCCCTTCTCAGCCTTGTCACCTGTCCCTGTCTTAACGTCAATGCCGACAGCTTCAAGCTCCTTAACGGTTTTTCCATCGAGGTTACAAATGTCAACCTGATACTTTCCGCTAAGTTCGTTTGGTTCAAAAACATGCGCCCATTGCGCTTTTCCACGTACAATCATAGAATTTACTCCTTTATCTATGTTATCTGATATGTCTATTATAGACTTCTCAGTAACCTTGTCAACTATTTTTTTATTAAATTTAGAATTTGGATCAGCATGCTCTATTCTGTGGCAGTTAGCACATAGTAGGATACATTTATCTAACTCTGGTGTAGCTGTTTTTTTAAATGCTCCTAGAGAGGTTCCTGGGTTTACTAAGTCTCCCAAAGTTGCTTCCTTTAGTTCTT